CAGTCCGTGCCGGTGAAGAACGCCTCATCCTCGGCCCAGGAGGCGTCCAGGAAGTAGCACTGGACGATCCGCTGGGTGAGGGTTCCCACGTCGCGGGTGCGCCCGTCGCCGACGGCGCGGAAGCCGGCCGTGGGAAGGCCGGTACGCACCATCGTCTTGAAGTACGTCTTGGCGACGGGGGAGGCCGCGAAGAAGTCCAGCTCGGGGATCTTCTTGGAGAACTCCTGGATGATGCCGACGATGGACTCGGAGGTGTTGATCGCAATCACGTCCGCGCTGGTGGTGTTGGCTGCCATGTTTCTTTCCTCGTATAGGGGTTGTGGTTGTGTTGTCGATCCGACCGGCTACCCGCCGCGGCGGGCGGGCTACCTGCCTGTCTGCGACAAGCAGGCAGGCTTCCCGCCCAGCTTCTTCCACGAGTTGAAGGCCTTGCGGGCCCGCTTCTCGTCGTTGTTGAAGGTCCGCATGAGGCTGGCCAACTTCGCCTGGTCGGGTGTCTGCTCGCTGGAACCGGGGTCCGTCACGTCGGCGGACAGGGGGTCGGTGCCGAGGGCCTTGTTCGACGCGGCCAACTGGGCCTCCAGCTCGACGATCCGGGCGTCCTTGGCCACGTTGGCGGCGGCCAGGTCCGTGGCGTGCTGTGCCTGGGCGGCTTCGTACGTCATGCCGTCGGCGAAGTACCGCGCGCCGTTCTCGGGGCCGAAGGCGGCCTTGAACCGCGCGCCTTCCGTGCGCACGTGCTCGGCCAGATTGATCGGCTCGGCCGGGGCCGCCGGCGACTCGCCGGCCTTGGTGTCCTTTGCCATGTTCGCAGTCTCCTCGGCCGCCGGCGCGGGGGCCGGGGCGATTGGGGTTGCCTCGCCGCTCACGACGAGCGACGACAGTTTCTCGGTGTGCTTGTAGTGGAGCTTGGCGACGTTTTCGCCCGTCATGCCGGCCAGTGCGGCCGCTTTCTTCTCCCCGACGACGGCGGTTGCGAAGCCGAGATTCTTGGCCTCGTCGGCCCCCATCCACGTTTCGGCGTCCATGAGCTGGCCGCACTTCTCGGCCGTCTGGCCGGTGGCGCGGGCGTAGGCGTCGCAGACCGTCTTGTCGAGCTTGTCCAGCACGTCGGCCGTCTGGCGCATCTCATCCGCATTCCCGAATGCGAAATCCGCCACGCGGTGCACCATCATCATGGCGTTGGCCGCGATGTTGCGGGTGGGGCAGGCCATGGCGATCGTGCAGGCGGCCGAGGCGGCCAGGCCGTCGATGTTGGCCACCTTGGCCGCCGGGTGGCGAGCCAAGTAATTCACGATGGCGTCCGCGTCGTAGACGCTGCCGCCGGGGGAGTTGATGTTCAGCGTGAGCGTCTTGAGATTCGGGCCCAGGCCAATCACTGCGTCGATGAATTGCCGGGCCGTCACGCCGTCGTAGGCGTTGCCGATGGCGTTGTAGAGGTAGACTTCCGCCTCGCCCTCGGCCAGGTTGCGGACATCGAAGCGCTTGGCGACGGTGTTCGGAGTGGTCATTTCTTGCTCCCTGTGCCGCCCTTCGCGGCGGCCTGCCGGGCCGACTCGATCTTCTCGCCTTCGAGTGCCTGCTCTTCCTGGGACCGGATCGTTTCGCTAACCTGCGTGGGCAGCTCTTCCGGCATCACGCCTCCGGCGGCGTGCACTTCCTTGGCCTTCTGGGCCCGGTAGATGCGATAGCGGGCCTCTTCGTCGATCAGGCGGTAGGCATCCTCGCCACGGTCCTTGCAGGCCGCGGGCGTGGACATCAATCCGCCGCGGATCGCCGCTTCTTGCGCCCGCACTTCCTCCAGCGGCTGCCACCACGGCAGGCCGGCGGGCACCCACTCCCACGACAAGTCGGGGTAAGTCAAGCCGTCGGGAAGCTCCAGCTCGCCCGTGGCGATGGCCATTCCGATCCGCCAGGCGGTCCATCGGTTGTGGATGGCGCGGAGGTTGTCGCGCTTGATCTGGCAGCCGAACAGGTACTGCTGGAGGGCGCCCTTGGAGCCGAAAAAGTTTGTGCGGGCCTCGTCGTAAAACCAAAGCGGCAGGTCGAGGCTCTTGAGGGCCGACTGGATGATCCGCTCGTCGAACTGCTGGAACTCGGTGGACGGCGTTCGATTTTCCAGGAACGAGGCGTCTTCCCCCGGGTCCATGTCCAGCATCGGCACGCCGTCGTGGTCGTAGGCGGCCTTGACGATGCTGGGATAGTCCTCGGGGGGAGCCCCCGTCGCGTCTGCGGCGGGCTGCGCGGCTCCGGTCAGGTTCGTGTCGAGGGTGTCGCTGGCCGCGCGGGTGAACTTCATCCCGAACAGTTGGGCGATCTTGGCCTTGGCCAGGGCGTAGACGCGGGCCTCGTACAGGTCCTGGAACTCGTTGAGAGCCGAGGCCAGCGGCGTGATGCCGCGGACCTGGTCGAAGCGGTCGTAATATCCGTGCATCCACATGTAGCGGGCTGGGACCATGCGGTCCAGTTCCATCGACGTGCCCAGCACGCTCCGCTTGCAGACGGCGTACTGGATGGCCCGGCCGCTGCCGTTGACCTGCACGCCGTGGACGAAGTGCTTGTCGCCCTCGTCCAGGCCCTCGGCGTCCCACGGGGTGCGGATGCGGTCGCCTTCGATGGCCTGGAGCGTGCCGTTGGAGATCGGCACGTTGCCGCAGTCGCCGTCCACCACGGCGCAGGCCTCCAGGAGCCGCATGTACTGCTGCCGGCCGTGGCGGCCCGCGCAGTCGAATCGGTACGGCTGGCTCCACACGCCGACCATCCGCTCCAGCAGGGCGTTGACCTCGTCGCTGGCCGCGCGTGCGTGGAACGTGAACATGGACACGAAATTCAGATGCATCCGGATCGCCCAGGCGGCGATGGAGAAGTTTCGGCGGAGATCCCGGGCCGTGCCGACCATTCGCCGGCGACTGAAGGGCAGGAGGATGCGATCCTCGCTCATCAGCAGCATGGACGGCGTTCGACGGCGCTTGCTGTCACGCGTGGCGTCATACCAGTTCCGCGGCGCGGACGCCACGGAAGGAGGAACCGGGACGGAGCCGCGCACGGACGTGCGAAGGCCGCCCATGGGCTGTCCGTGTCGGTGTTTCCCGTGCTTGCTCATAGGTTCCCTGCGCTCAGGTTCGCCTTGTTGACCCGCGGGCGGGTGCCGTTCTCGCGTGCCAGGCGGCTCTCGAACACCCGCAACCGTTCGATCGCGTCGGCGTAGGTGACCGACGTGCCGTCGATGCTCACACTCTTGCCGAGCGGGTCGGCCGCCAGGGCGTCCTGGAGCTTGGTTACCATCGTCTGGTTGAAGGTCGGTTCGGCCATTCGCTCGATGCCTTGTGAGCCCAACGAAAACGCCCCGGCCAGGGCACTTCGTTGGGCGTTCTTCGGTTTTGCCCGTATGGGCTACAGGCACGATCATGCCCCATGCGAGGGGGAGGCTTCAAGGGTGCGATGTGCGAACTTCGCACAAATCTTCATCCCCTATTTTCGAGGGACCGGTCGATACGATGCTGTCCGCAGGCCAGGCACTGGCAGCGCCGACGCACGATGTGGGTGTACGGTCGTCGGTCCTTGGCGAGGCCGGAATATGCTTGGACAATGGTCTGAGTGTAGCCCGTCCTCTGCGTACTGAGGCACTTGGGGCACTGCGATGGCGAAGCCTCCACAACGATCGCGGGCTTCGCGCTGTTGTCCTTGCATCCATGCGTCTGTTTCGTCTTGTTGGCCATGTCGAATCCTTTCTCTGGCGGTCTGGTGTTTCCGCTTCCTTACCGGCTCACTGCCTGTCTGCCTGCCCGCTTCGCCCGCCTGCTCCATTGCGGGCAGGCAGCAGGCGGGCGACAAGCAGGCAGGCTGGCTACAGGCTACCGCTTTTCCTCGGCCGTCTCCGTACCGCCGGGGCTCCCGGGCTCATCGACTTCGGCACGGCGGAGGCCCCCAGCATGGAGGCCAGGACGGTGCAGCCGACCAGGCAGTCCAGCCAGTGATTGTCCTTGCGGCCGTCGTTGCGCCATTCGATCAGACTCCGCCCGCGCCTCACGTCCATCGTCTCGTGGGCCGTCTCGGCCACCAGGTGCTCGGCCAGCAGGCGATGCAGGTCCGACGCGTCCCCGCGGTGGTCGGGGTCGGTGGCGTAGATTGTCAGGGCCCCCGGATCGCCGGGGGACAGGGCAAGGCGGCGCTGGACGACCGTCTTCCAGTGGTTGGTGTCCACTACCACGTGGCGACCCTTGGCCGTGCGGTTGGGCGTGGGGCCCAGCCGCCAATGGTCGCCGGGATGTTCGCCGGGTTTGCTCTGGCGATCGTCCCACGGGGCACTGGCGGCGGTCAGGCCGACGCCCTTGTAGGGCAGGATGTTGCCGGCCGGATGCTCGCGGATGAACTTGTGGACGAGCACGGTTTCCCAGTCGGCGTCCAGCATGGCCGTGGAGATCCGTAGCTCCGCCCCGTCGTCGCGCTTCCAGACGCGGGCGAGTTTGTCGTCACAAAGAGCTTTGAGCCCGGCGTAGATGGCCCCCTCGCGGCCAGCACCCTGGGTGGCGCGGCCGAGGGTCTTCGTCGCGGCTCGGTACGCGAAGTCACGCCGGGGCTGCGCGGGGTAGGTGCCGTAATCCACGATGTAGCCGGTGAAGTTATCCTCCCATGCACATATCAGCCAGTACAGCAGCCGGTCGTGCACGTCGGCGAACAGGGTCAGGTGGTTACAGGCCACGGGCACGGCGTTTCGCTTCAGGCCGTTGGTGCGCTTGGCGATGGCGTCGGCGTCGAGCCACTCGGTGGTCTCGCGGGCCTGGGCGGGGTCGTTCTGATACTCAGGCCAGAAGACGGCCGGCCTGAGGATCAGGAGGTTCATCGCGTGCTGGACGGCCGAAACCTCCGTCTCGTCGTACCGCTCCAGCCAGGCCACCTCCGAACCGTCGTCCATGGCGGCCTGGCGGTGGCGGTAGAACAGCGTGGCGGCGGCGCCGTTGTCCCCGCGGCGAAGGCCGGTCTTCAGGACGCCGGCGTACTCTTCCCAGAGCTTGGTGTTCGTGGGGAACTTGTAGATCAGCTTGGTTCGCAGGGGCTGCCAGTCCGGATGCGTCTGGGGGTTGAGCATCCTGTCAGCCATGTCGTCGGGCTGGATGACCGTGGTGGCCATCATCGCGGCGATCTTGCGGTCCAGGCCGGCCATGCCCAGTACGGCCCCGGAAATCAGGTTCTCGCGGTTTTTGTTCTGGGTTTCACTGCGGGCGGTGGCGTCGGTCTGGGGGTCGTCGATGATGACCAGGCTGGGGCGGGCGACCGATCCGTCCAGCCGGGCGTGCTTCATGCCGCGGACGGCCCCGCCGGTCAGGCCGCCGACCTTGATGACCGCCCCGGCCGCCGGACTGCCGGGGAGGAAGGGCAGAACGATCTCATCCTTTTTCCATGTGATCCAGGTCCGCTCGCCCAGATAGGTCTGACCGGCGGCGCGGTTGGCCGTGCCCTCCAACTTGCGGATGGGGTAGCAGACCTCGGGGAAGTCCGCCCCGAGCAGCTCATTGGTCTCCAGGGCGATGGTGATGGATTCCATCATCTCCAGGGACTTCGGCTTGGTCGCGCACAAGCCGGCCACCATGCGGTGATGCCCGTACAGCACGCCCCACAGGACGGCGACCTCCAGCAGGGCGCTCTTGCCGTCGCCTCGGGGCATGGCCAGGGCGAAGTTCCCGCCGCGCAGGACCGCCGCCTCTACGCGGGCGATGGCGGTGAGATGGTCATTGGACCAGGTCAAGTAGAACCGCGCGGCGAAGTAGGTTTCGCAGAACACGCGAAACGATCGCGAGCAATCCGACCGGCGGGCGGGGTTGCCGATGGGCGGCAGGGGCCCGATGTCCTGGCCGGCCTGGACCTGCTCTCTCTGCTGCTGGCGGGAGCGGCCCTTGCGGGCCTGATACGGCGAAGGTTGTGCCTGGTCAGCGGACATGGCGGCGGCTGCCCTCCAGTTCGAGGATCCGCATGGCGGCCAGGCGTGCCAGTTCCACGACGGACGTGTCGTCCGGAGCGAGCTTCAGCCCGCCGAGGTGGTCGCGCACGGCGGAGAGTTCCACGGACGCCGGGCCGGAGGCGTCGGAACCGTCCGCCCGCTTCTTGTTGGCGAAGAACAACTCCAGGTATTGCTTCTGTGCCGGGCCGGAGCCGGCCTTGGCCAGTTCCTTGAGCATGTTCAGCACTTCGGCCATTCCCTCCAGCCGGCCAGAGTCGTAGGCGTCCGTGGCGGCCTGGTCGCCGCCGATCATGTGGGACGCGGGGATCTGCACGACCCGGGCGATGTCGTCGGCGGCGAACTGGAGGCTGGCCAGTTGGTGGATCATGGCCAGACGCTTGGCGGCGACGTCGCCGGAGACGTCGCCGGCGGAGTGGCCGGGGGCGTCCGCCTGGCCGTCTGGCGCGTCGGGCCCGGGACGGGGAGGCTCGGGCTGGCGGACGAGGGGGAAATACGTCGTCTGGTTGGCCGTGGGAGGCCGGGGCTGTGCGGGTTTGCGGGAGCGCTTGGCCATCAGTCGTCGTCTCCAGTGTTCGGCTTGCCGGCGACCAGGTCCCACGCGATCACGCCGGCCTCGATGCGCGGATTGTTCGTGAGGTTGGCTGATCCGACGATGCAGATCCAGGCGTCCAGGCCCTGTCTTGTTTGTGAAGCCCAACCAACGCCCGGAAAGCAAGTCTGTAGTACTTCGCGTCTGATCCCACCACCCTCGCCAGGGACCGGCCGCGAAGTAGTACCTTACGCCCCCCCCGGGGGGCGGGAAACGCAGCACTTCCGGGGACGTTGCCCCACGTGGGCCGGTTCTGCATCCGCAAGGGTTTACGTACCCAAATGCTAAAGGGAACACGGCTTATCATGAGTGCCGATCTTTCGGCATCGGAAGTCCACGCACCCTCTGGCCGTGCACGAGGATTTCACTGGCCGACAACATGTCCGGTCGCTCATCCCTATAGGCCCAGAAGCTCCTCGGGTCTTTGTGCCTCGTCAGGGCCATCGCCAGGCCAACCGAACCCGTCAAGTACTCCGTAATCGTCGCGGCGCTGTGCCGTAGGGCACCGACGATCCTCAGCCCGGCCGGCCTGGCGGGCGTCCATCCAAAACGTCCTACCGGGACTTCCTGACACTTGGCTACAAGCCAATCACGGAAAAGCACGCATGGGAGTTGGCGGACGAATTCGCGGCCGATGAAGTTCCGCACGAAACGGAGTCGGTGTCCTACGTGGCAGGTGGGATGATTCAATGGGCTGACGAATACGAAAGGGAGAATCCGCCCGCGGACCTCAAGCGGAGAGGGGCCAGAAGTAGTATCTTGAGGGGCCGGGGGGGCCTGGAAAGATGGGGGTTTGGGGGTACGTTGCGCCACGTTGAGCTTTCCTTTATTGACAAGCACTTACGTCTTTCGACGGTACTACTAACACTGGTTCTCTGCACTGGAGGGGTTCTGACGTACCTGGCGGCCTGCACTCAGGACCTCCGCTGCGGACACGTGGCTCACTTTGCGATCCTGATATCGCGCCCACTCTGTGACAGTCCGATGCCGTGACAGGGCGCATCCCCATACGGGGCTGTCCGACGTGAACATCGCCAAGTGCGTCACTGCCGCATGACGCAGGGCGTGGGGCCAACAGGGAATGCCGACCGTCATACCCAGCCGGCGGATCATGCCGCGCAGTCCCCAGTAGCTCAGGGGCTGGGGGTCCATCGCGTTGCCTCGGCACCTGCACCGCGTGAACAGCGGGCCAGGCTCCCGACCGCGGGCCTCCATCCAGGCGCACACTGCCGTCCACGCCTGGCCGCACAGACGCATGGCCATACGCCCCTGCCCGCGTTTGGCAATCACGCGCACCATTCGCCCCCCCACGTCCACGTCTCGCAATCGCAGGCTCAGAACTTCCATCGCCCGCAGCGCGTGCAGGTACAGCAGGCACAGGATCGCCTCATCCCTCCGCCCCTTGGGGTCGTGCCTACGCTGGCAGACATCGAACATCCGGTCCACGCTCTCGCGCGTCGGGCCCGTGCAATCCCGCACGCGCGACGGCGTCGGCAATGACTTTAGGCGTCCGATGTGCCAGCCGATCACCTCGATATCCGGGTCCGACGCCAC